GGGCGTTTGCCTCGTCGGGCGATATGAATGTGAGCGACATGAGTGCTCAGGCTCCGGTAGGCACAACTCTGGCTCTGCTAGAGCGCACACTCAAAGTGATGACGGCTGTTCAAGCTCGCGTCCATTACGCCATGAAGCAGGAGTTCAAACTGCTCAAGGTCATCATTGCTGACTATACGCCAGAAGAGTATGACTACACGCCGGAGGATGCTGGTCGCCGTGCGAAAAAGTCTGACTATGATTCAACTGATGTTATCCCTGTATCCGATCCGAACGCCGCCACGATGGCGCAGAAGATTGTGCAGTATCAGGCTGTGCTCCAGCTAGCCCAGCAAGCACCGCAGTTGTACAACCTACCTCTGTTGCACCGCCAGATGATTGAGGTGTTGGGCATCAAGAACGCCAACAAACTTGTGCCTGTCGAAGAAGATGCACTGCCAACAGACCCAGTGCAGGAGAATCAAAACCTGCTGACCGGCAAACCAATCAAAGCGTTTATGGAGCAGAACCACCAAGCTCACTTGGGTGTTCACATGAGCGCGATGCAGGACCCCAAGATCATGCAGATCGTAGGTCAGAACCCGCAAGCACAGATGATTCAAGCAGCGATGATGGCGCACGTCAACGAACACGTTGCCTTTGAGTACCGCCGTCAGATGGAGGAGAAGATGGGCATGGTCTTGCCGGGTGAAGAAGATGCTAAAAACTTGTCTCCAGAGCAAGCCGATCAGATCGCCATGATGGCAGCGCAAGCATCGAAAGCAATTCTTCAGCAGAACACGCAGGAAGCTAAACAACAGCAGGCTCAGCAACAAATGCAAGACCCAGTTATTCAGATGCAGATGCAGGAACTTCAGATCAAACAGGGTGAGCTTCAACTTAAGCAGCAGAAGATGCAGATAGATGCGGCGGCTAAAGCCGACCAACTTCGGATTGAAGAGTCCCGTATTGAATCTCAAAAAGAGATTGCTGCTATGCAGGTTGGTGCTACAGCCGCCGCTGCTAAAGATCGTATTGAGAAGCAGCAAGAACTTGAAGGTGCTCGTATGGGCATTGACATGGCTAAGCACAGAGCGCAGATGGCTATTAACCGGGCGCAGCAAAACCAAAATCAAAACCGTACGAAAGGTAAATAATTTAAATGGACACCTACCACGTACTTAGTCACGCTGTTAAGGAGATTATTAATCTCCGGGACGATAACGTATCCCACTTATCAAATGGTGGTGCTAAAACTTTTGACGAGTATCGTCATGTCTGCGGGGTTATCCGGGGTCTGACCCACGCAGAATCCATAATCAAAGACCTCGTGCAAAGATCGGAGATAAGTGATGATTGATTTTGATGTCGCTGCGGTGGACTTGTCGGGTATTTTAAATAAGACGTCCGAACAAAAAGCCAAACAGTTGCCTGACCCAAAGAGATTCATGATGCTTTGTGTCATACCTGATGCGCCTGAAGAGTTTGAAGACAGTCTGCTGGTTAAAGCTAGCCAGACTATCCACTACGAAGAGGTGCTAACCCCAGTGCTATTTGTCGTCAAGCTTGGGCCTGACTGCTACAAAGATACAACCCGGTTCCCCAGCGGGCCGTCATGCAAGGAAGGTGATTTTGTCATCGTCCGACCAAATTCAGGAACCCGCCTGAAAATTCATGGCCGTGAATTCCGCATCATTAATGATGACTCGGTTGAAGCAGTCGTGGAAGACCCGCGTGGTATTGCGCGTGCATCGTAAGGAGTAAATCATGGCTACAAAAATTGATGATGATTATGAGTTTCCTGACGAAAAGGAAGTTAAAGCTGAGAAGGCTGGTGTTGAAGAGGACAAGCTTGAGATAGAAATTGAGGACGATACACCTCTTGAGGACCGTGGTCGCAAGCCCATGAAAACTCCACCGGAAGAGGTCACTGACAATGAACTAGCCTCTTACGACGAGAAAGTCCAAGCCCGGATTAAAAAACTAGGTAAGGGGTATCACGACGAACGTCGAGCTAAAGAAGAAGCACTGCGGGAACGCCAAGCCGCTGAAACTTATGCCCGACAGATACTTGACGAGAATAAGAAACTTCAACAACAGCTTTCTAGCGGTAGTAAGGCTTATATTGAGACTTCGCAAGAAGCAGCAACCGCCGCGCTGGCTGCTGCCAAGAAACAGTATAAGGAAGCCTACGATTCTGGAGACCCAGACGCTCTTGCTGACGCGCAAGCGGACATAACTCGCGCCACTCTGAAATCAGAGCGCGTGCAGGGTATGAAACCGATTGAAATTGAGGAGAAAGAGTACGAATCGCCCCCCACCGCCCCCCAAATGACCCCTCGCACGGCTAAATGGGTGCAAAAAAACAACAGTTGGTGGGGCAAAGATGAGGAGATGACTCTGGCTGCTACTGGGCTTGACAAAAAACTAGCGCGAGAGTATGGTCCTGAATATGTGGGTACTGAAGAGTACTTTCAAACCATTGATAAAACAATGCGCAAACGATTTCCTGAGCATTTTGAAGATGCCCAGAGCGATGAGGAAGAATATGACCCGCCTCCTAGAAAAAGGTCAGAACCGGCTTACGAGGATGAAACCCCGAGCCGTGCAACAAAACCAAGTTCCGTTGTGGCACCCGCTACTCGGAGCACACCGCCTAATCGTATTAGATTAAAGGCATCCGAAGCAGCGATTGCTCGCCGTCTTGGGGTTTCTTTAGATTTATATGCTAAACAGGTTGCTTTGCTTGAAAGGAATAAATAATGGAACAGCTAGAACTAAACCGTAAAAGTCGTGAGTCCGATAGCAGAGAAAAAGCGCAACGCCCAATGGTTTGGCGTGCGCCGGAAACTTTGCCAACGCCAGACCCACGGCCCGGTTGGACACACCGCTGGGTGCGTACATCCTCTATGGGTATAGCTGATCCCGGAAACATTTCTTCCAAGTTCCGCGAAGGATACGAGCCCTGCAAAGGTGACGAATATCCTGAGCTAATGATGCACGCTTCCACTGAAGGTCGTTTTAAAGGAGCGATTGAAGTGGGTGGTTTGTTGCTCTGCCGCATCCCGTCTGAAATCTTGGCATCACGCATGCAACAGCACGATGAAAAGAACAAAATGCAGATGGAATCAGTGGACAACACTTTCCTCCGCGATAGGGACGCTCGATCTAATATGGCGATGATCGTCGATAAAAAGTCGAAAGTCACTTTCGGTTCTGGTACATAAATTTTAGGAGTTTTAAATGGCATCAACTGCTTCCCCCTACGGCTTACGAGCCGTAAATAATCTGGGTAGCCTACCGTACGCCGGGGCTACACGTAGCTTTGCAATCGACCCTGCTGGATACAGCACAAGCATCTATAACGGAAGCTTGGTGTATGTTAAATCTACGGGTTATATTGAAATTGTTACCGCTACTGGCGCTGACGCAACTACAAACGGTTTTCCTGTTGGCACTGCTAACACGGGCGCTGTTGGTGTGTTCGTTGGTTGCTCTTACGTTAATGCACAAGGTCAAACCATTTTTTCACAATACTACCCAGCTAGTGCGTTGAACGCGACTGCATTTGTGATTGATGATGACCGTACTGTGTTCCAAGTTCAGTCTGCTGGCTCTGTCACGCAAGCTGCTCTAGGTTCAAACGTGTTTTTCTCTACGGGCGCAGTGGCTACAGGTAGTACAACTACAGGTAACTCTACCGCTTCTGTTGTCGCTGGTTCTAGCGCTGTTACAACCACTGCCGCTTTCCGCGTCGTTGGCTTTGTAAACATGCAGGGCTTCTCGGTAGTGGGTGACGCATATACTGATATTCTGGTGAAGTTCAACCCCGGATACCACTCTTACAGCAACGCTGTTGGTCTGTAAAGGAGCTAAATCATGGCTATTTCACGCGCACAACTACTTAAAGAACTTCTCCCCGGCCTAAACGCTTTGTTTGGTATGGAGTACGCACGCTATGGCGAGCAACATAAGGAAATCTACGAGACTGAAACCTCTGAGCGTTCCTTTGAGGAAGAGACCAAGCTGTCCGGCTTTGGTGCTGCACCTGTTAAAAACGAGGGCTCTGCCATCGCTTATGACAACGCGCAGGAAGCTTTCTCTACCCGCTACACGCACGAAACCATCGCCCTTGGCTTCAGTATTACTGAAGAAGCGATTGAAGACAATCTGTACGACAGCCTGTCCTCACGCTACACCAAGTCGCTGGCTCGCGCTATGGCGTACACCAAGCAAACTAAGGCCGCTGCTGTTCTGAATAATGGTTTCACCAACTCTGCCGCTTATTACGGTGGTGATGGCGTTCCTCTGTTCAGCACTTCGCACCCAACCGTTGGCGGTGGTGTTAACTCCAACACTCCTGCAACCCAAGTTGATTTGAACGAGACTTCTTTGGAAGCCGCCGTTATTCAGATCGCTGCTTGGACGGATGAGCGTGGTCTGTTGATTGCTGCAAAACCAAGGAAGCTGGTTATTCCACCC